TCGCTTGGTTTGTCCGGACAAACCATCTGACGGATTTGTAACAGCGGAGCTACGGGTTTCCCCACGGGCCGCGGGGTGCATGGCCGATGTGCCAGCTGCCGCAGAAGCTGCATCGGTAGGGGCTCACGGGCCGTTCGAAGGCCCCGAAAACCCGCCTCCTGTTGGTCAATGTCAGCGCGATCGCAGTGCGGGCCGCAGCGGTAGCGTCGGGGTGCCGGACTTTGCCGCTACACGCCCGCCTGCGCTGGCCGCGCTTGGTGGCCACACGCGCCTCAGAACCGCACGCAGAAGGCCACTCCGACAGCCCGCGGCCGCGTCTCGGCGCCGCCCGCTGCGCCCGTCGGTCCGGCGACGCCGGAGCTGCCGCTCGTCGTTCCGCCCACCCCGCCGGAGCCGCCGTCTTCGGTCACGAACTCCGGTCCCATCGGGTGGGTGTGGCTCTTGAACTCGTCCGCCAGCCAGGCGCCCAGGGTGTTGCTGGGCACCAGCCCGCGGCCGTTGTCGAAGCCGCGCAGGAACTCACTGCGCAGGTCCGGCAGTCTGAAGGTGGTGCTGCCGTCACCCACGGAGAAGCGGCCGTGCCCGCTGGCCGCCCATGCCGCCTCGGAGACCGCGAGCCCCGCGCCATTGACGTGCGTCCACAGGCGCGGGTATGCAGCGCGGCTGACCACCTGCCCGCTGCACAGCAGCCAACCCGCCGGCGCGGCCGCGAAGTAGCCGGCCATCACCGTGCCCACCGGCACCGCCTGGTCGATCAACCAGCGGATGGCCGCCAGCAGCTGCGCGTTGTCGGGCTTGGCCAGTGCGGCGCCGGTCGCCTCCACCACGCCGCAGACCTCCTCCTGCAACGCGTTCAGGAAGGCCGCGGTGACCACGGTCGCTGGCGTGCCGACGTTCGGGTCGCCTTCGGTGAAGAATCCTCCCGGCAATGCCGCCGGGCCGTCGATACGATGCATGTGGTGGTTCTCCCAGGGTCAGGGGGTCGGGTACGCGAAGAGCACCTGCGTATGCGCAGGCTTGACGCGGTTGAACTGGCACTCGATGACCTCGTTTCCCCAGCTGCGCAGCGGCTCGCCCGCGCTGCCTGCACCGGCTCGGAACGGCGTGATCCCCACGGTGTTGGGCACGTTCACGCGCCAGATGTGCGCCCACTCGTCGCCCGTGAACACGATGCCTGCCGCTGTGGCCTCGGCCTCGGAGGTGAACTCGTCGATGGTGACCACGTAGCCCAGCCGCGCCGCCAGCTGCAGGAAGAACGCGCGCGACTGGCCGCCCACGGTGGTGAGCCGGCCCTCAAGCGCCGCGCGCCGCTCTGCCACCGTCTGCGCCTGCGTAACGCAGGGGTCGGGCAGGCCCACCACGCGCTCCCAGTCGGCCAGCAGCTCGGTGGTGCTGGCCGGGTCGGTCTCGGCCAGCAGCTGCGCGGCGCGGCCGTCCAGCCGCTCGAGCTCGGCCGCGAACGCCGCCAGCAGCCGCATCAGCGGGCTCGCCGGGTCGCGCGGCCAGGCCGCGCCCTCGGGGAGCAGCGCGGCCAGCGCGTCGCGATACTCGGCCATCGAGTAGTTCACCAGGCCCAGCCGGCGCTGCATCTCTTCACGCATGGGACCGTCCCAGACCAGAAACGAGCTGCCCCACATGAGGAGCAGGTCCTCCTCGGTGGCGACATAGACGTAGGCGAAGTCGGCCATTCATGGCTGCTCGGTGCTCGCCACACCGACGTCCTGCGTCTCGAGGATGGAGAAGCTGCCGCTGCCGCCGAAGGTGGGCAGGCTGCGCACCGTCAGCCTGGCGCGCAGCCGCATGTTGCTCGTGGCCGCGCTGTTGTCGCTGACCGTCGTTGAGCCGGCCAGGCTGTAGATCACCGTGTCCGGGTCGTCGGTGATCACCGTGCGCACGGTCTCGTTCGCGGTCAGCGTGCCGATCTGCACCCAGGCGCCACCGTCGATCGAGCGCTCCAGCACGATGGTCGCGCTGCCGGCGGCCCCGCTGATGGAGCCAGTGCCCGCGGCGCACGCGTAGCGGTAGAAGTAGCTGTAGCTCAGGACGATCGACTTCGTCCCGCCGTTCGTCAGGAATGGCCCCACCACCACCTCTGCAGGCACGGTGGTGGAAGTGGTGTGCGCCGCGTTCTGCAGCACGCCGGCCGACAGCGTGCCGCCGAAGTAGGCCGCGCCGTTGGTCTTCAGGTAGTACAGCGCGTTCGCTTCGGTGCAGTTGGCCAGGTTGGCTTGGTTGGGCCCGTACCACTCGATGAACTGACTGCTGGCCCCGAACGGCGCCCCTGTCACCTTCATGAAGCCGCCGCTGCGCACGATCTCGCGCCCTTCGGTGACGTCCAGCCGATAGCTGTCCGCGGCGTTGCGGATCACGCCGGCGGTGAGCGTGCCCACGTTGGCCGTGATGGCCGACAGGTTGGGCACGCTCATCTTGCCCGGGGTGATGGTGGCGTCGCCGATGCGCGCGGCCGGCACGCGCAGCGTCGTCACGCCGTTGACCAAGCCCACCTCCAGCATGTTGGCCGGCGTGGCATTGATGTTGCCCTCGGGCACGAACAGCAGCTTGTCCGCGGCCAGCAGGATCTGCGACTCGCCGCCGTGGTTGTCGGCCGTCGCGGCCAGGCCGATCGTGGCGAAGACCTTCTTGCCGTCGCTGCGCGTGCCTGCCACCTTGAGCACCCACTGCGCGGCCAGCGCGCCGTCCGCGGCCGCGCGGGCGCTGGCTTCGGTCACCACGGCGGCATAGGTCGGGTTGTTGCCCACCGTCGGGTTCTCGAAGCGCGCCTGCAGGTCGGTGCGCGCGGACACCTCCGAGGCGATCGCGCTGCTGCGCGCCTGGCGCTCCTCGAAGATCAGGCCCGACGTCAAGCTCGCCAGCGTCGCCGAAGAGGGGTCTGCCAAGCCGGTGATCTTCGTGCTCAGGGCCTGACGCAGCGTCACTTCCGTGCTGTCGGCGGTGCTTCGCGCCTGGCGCTCGTCGAACAGCAGGCCCGCGCTCAGCGTGGCCAGCGTCAGCGACGCCGGGTCCGTGGCCCCGGTGACCTTCGTGCTCAGCGCCTGACGCGCGGTCACCTCGCTGGCGTCGGCGGTGCTGCGCGCCTGGCGCTCGTCGTACAGCAGACCTTCGGTCAGACCGGCCAGGTTGCTGCCGGTGTAGGCGCCACGCATCTGCGTGGCCAGCGCCGCGCGCGAGCTCGCCTCGCTGGCCACCGCGGTGCTGCGCGCCTGCCGCTCGTCGTAGATCAGCCCCGAGGTCAGCGTGGCCAGCGTCAGCGAGGAAGGGTCCGCCGCGCCGGTGATCTTCGTGCTCAGCGACTGCCTGGCCGTCACCTCGGTCGCGTCGGCTGAGCTGCGTGCCTGGCGCTCCTCGAACAGGAGCCCGGAGGTCAGCGCGGCCAGGCTGCTGCCGGTGTAGTCGCCTCGCATCTGCGTGGCCAGCGTGGTGCGCGCAGAGGCCTCGCTGGCCACCGCGGTGCTGCGCGCTTGGCGCTCGTCGTAGATCAGGCCCGAAGTCAGCGTGGCCAGCGTCAGCGAGGAAGGGTCGACGACCCCCGTGATCTTCGTGCTCAGCGACTGCCGGGCCGTCACCTCCGTCGCGTCGGCGGTGCTGCGCGCCTGGCGCTCGTCGTACAGCAGGCCGGCGGTGAGCGTGCCCAGCGTCAGCGACGCCGGGTCCGCTGCGCCCGTGACCTTGGTGCTCAGCGCCTGGCGCGCGGTCACTTCGGTGGCGTCGGCCGTGCTGCGCGCCTGGCGCTCGTCGTACAGCAGGCCCTCGGTCAGCGCCGCCAGGCTGTTGCCGGTATAGCCGCCGCGCATCTGCGTGGCCAGGGCCGCNNGCGTGGTCGCCTCGCTCGCGTCGGCCGCCACGCGCGCCTCGGCCTCTCGGTCGATGAAGGCCCAGGCCACGGCCAGGGCCGAGGACACCGCCGTCCATCCCGAGCCATTCCACACCATGACGGTGTTGTCGCTCTGCCGGCGCGCGGTGTCCCCGATCACGTTGCCCGTGCCCGGCAGCGCGCCGTTGTTCGCGTAGGTGCCGCGGAAGATGGCCGCGCGCTTGTTGGCCAGCGAGTCCACCCACGTGCTGCCGTTCCAGCGCTGGAAGGTCTCCACGCCGGCGGCGTTCTTCCAGGCGGCCACGTCGCCGATGCGCGTGCCCGCCGGGAAGGGCGGCGCCTGGTGGAACACCGCGTAGCCGGCCCCGGCGGCGCCGGCCACGGCCGCCGTCAGCGACTGGCGCTCGTAGGCCAGCACCAGGTCCGCGTCGGCGCGGGTGTTGGCCTCGCTCGCGATCGCCGCGGCTCGCGCGATCCCTTCGTTGGCCAGCGCCAGGTTGCGGGCCGCCGCTTCGTCAAGCAGCGCCTGGGCGCGAGCGGCCGCCTCGGCGTTGATGGCGATGGTGCGCAGCGCCGTCTCGTCCTCGATCTGCGCGATGCGGTTCAGCGCCTCCAGCTCGATGGCGTCGGTTCGCGCGGCGGCCTCGGCCGCGAAGCCTTCCGCTCGCGCCTGCGCCTCGGCCGCGATCGCAGCGATGCGCGCGTTGCGCTCCACAGCCACGGCGTCGTCGATCAGGTCCTCGATCTCCTCGGTGCCGTCGCCGATGCGGTTGATCTTGTCCAGCAGGTCCAGCGTCAGCTGAGAGGGCCCGATCCGCTCGTTCAGCGCGGCCAGCAGGGCGTCGACATCGCCCCAGGCTCCACCCTCGCCGATCCCGCTGAGGATGTCCTTGATCGCGGCCCCCACGCTCCCCGCGGGATAGGTCAAGCCCGAGTTGAAGGCCACCACGCCAGCGCCGCGGTCCACGCGGCTGCCGTCGCCCAGGTCTGCCAGGAAGGCCACGACGTCGCGGCGCACGTGCACCGTCAGCCGCTGCTGGACGACGCTCTCCAGCAGCGCGATGCCGTCGCCTTCCGTGAGCCGGCGGATCTGCGTCATCTCGATCTCATGCCCAGGTGATGGTGCCCAGCGTGGGCATCTCGCCGGGGTCGTGCAGCACGTCGCCCGTGGGCGCGCTCAGCACGTGGTTCGTCTCGCCGGCGCTCACGCTGATGGCCTCGCGGATGCGGCTGATCAGGATCGTGCCGCCCGGCTTCGCGTCGCGGCGCAGCAGGTCCTGCAGCTCGGCCGTCACCGCGTTGCGCACGGCCGTGGTGTCGGGCGTCAGCGCAATGGTCAGCGCCATCGGCACCGCCACCGGCGCCTCCACGGTGACCTGCGCGGTGACGGGGCGCCGCTCGTCGATGTAGTCCTGCACCGCCGTCACGGCGCCGCTGTCGGGGATGAAGTCCAGGTCGTTGTCGCGCACGAAGCGCACCACCACCGTGCCCACGCCGTTCTCCAGCGGGTACACCCAGGCGCGCGTCACGCCAGGCACCTGCAGCGCCCAGGCCACGTAGTCCGAGGCCGAGCCGCCCATCGGCGGCTGCTGGATGCGCGCGAGCAGCCGCACGCGCAGCGCCGCGTCCGACTCCGCGTCCGCGCCCTGTGTCAGCCCGGGTGCGGCCACCAGCGCGGCCGTGGACACGCCCGGCACCGGCGTCACGAAGCTCATCTGCGTGCCGCTCAGCGCGTTGCCGGCCGCGCCGGCCTCCACGGCGGCCACCGGCACCTCGGCCGCGCCGCTGACCAGCGTGGCATCCGCCGTGGCCACGAATTGCGCGCCGTCGCTGCGCTGCAGCGTCGTGCCTGCGGGCACCGTGGCGCCCGTGGTGCCCGTCACCGCCACCGGCCCCACCGCATAGGCCGCCGGCAGCCGCAGCACGCCCCAGATGCCCGCGTAGCGGTCCAGGAACACCGTCTCGGCCGTGTCGGGCATCAGCTGCTCGGCCAGCCACGCCAGGTAGCCGTACAGGCCGTGCACGCCGGCGGCGTGCATGCGGCCCAGCACCGCCAGGTTGCTGCGCCGCAGCCGCGCGTCGGTGCCGGGCAGCCCGGCCTCGATGTCCGCGGCCGCACGCTCGATGAGCTCGGTCAGCTCGGGTCGTTGGAACGGCACCTCACGCCCCCTTCCAGAAAGCTTCGAAGCGGTATCGCGCCACCGGCTCGGCGCTGCGCACCACGGTCACCTGCAGGCCCACGATGCCGGGCACGTTGCTGCCGCCCACCACCTCGGCCTGCACGTCCACCGCCCGCGCGATGCCGTCGTCCAGCAGCCACTGCAGCGCCTCGCGCGCGTACTGCTCGGCCAGGCGCAGCACCTGCGGCGTCATCTTCTGGCGCGCCAGCAGCCACAGCCGCGAGCCGATGCGGTCGCCCGGCACGTCCGCGAAGGCGTCGCCCCACCAGCCGCGGCGCCCGCCGGGCGCGCGCTCGCGGCCGGGCACCTCGTCGGCCTCGTCGGCCAGCCCGTCGGTGAACAGGCTCAGCACCACGGCCGTGTACAGCCCGTCGTCGGCCAGCAGCGCGGGGCCGGCCACCTGCCAGGTGCCGTGCATGCCGCGCCAGACGGTTGCGATGTCGTTCACGGCCGCCTCACATGCTGGCGCTGGGCGTCGGGCTGGCGCCGTGCGTGTGGCCGTTGTAGACCGAGCGCATGCCCGCCATCGTCTTGGCGCCGCCCTGGTCGCGCACGTCCTCCGCGGCGGTGATCGTGGCCCCGCTGTCGATGCTGCCTTGCACCTGCAGGTCGCCGCTCATCGTGCACAGCGGCGCGGTCACGCGCAGCTCGGCGCCGGCGTGCACCTCCACGATGCCGCCGCGGCGCAGCACCACGCGGTCGCCCTCGTCGGTGTACAGCGCCACCTCGCCCTGCGCCAGGCCCTTGAGCCGGTAGCGCCGGTCGTCCACCGACAGCACCACGCAATGGTCGCGGTTGCCGCCAACGGCCACCGCGATCGCCTCCGCGTCCGGGTGCGGGTGGCTGGTGAAGCCGTACTGCTGGAAGCGCTCCACGTCGCCGCGCACCTCCTCGGCCAGCAGCGCCACCTGCAGGGACTGCAGCCGCGTGTCGTCGTCCACCAGCAGCACCAGGCAGCGGCCCACCATCAGCTGCAGGCGCTGCTGCAGCGGGCGAAGCAGGCGCGAGATGCCGCTCATTGGCCCGCCTGCCTGGGCATGGCCCATTCCAGCCGCCGCGGCTCGGCCGGCGCGTCGCGCAGCGGCAGCACGGTATAGGCGTCCGGCCGCGTCAGCGACAGCAGGCAGGCCTGGCCGCGCTCGTCCAGCTGGTATTCCACGGCGTGCAGCAGCAGGTCCTGGTCCAGCTGCAGCTCGGGCGCCACCGTGCGCACCACGGTGTTGGGCTGCCACAGGCCGCCGGCGTGCCGCCAGCCCTGCACCTGAATCTCCACCTGGGTTGAGCGCGCCGCGCGCACGTTGGCCTCCCACAGCGCGCGGTCGCGCAGCGAGCCCGCGGCGTCGGGGCTCTGGTCCGTCACCACCATCGGGCGGTGGCGGCGCACGTTGGGGTCCACGGCCCGGGCCACGATCTGCGCCGCGGCGCGGCCGCTGAAGAAGTCGCTGCCGGGCGCCTGGCCCTTGAGCGTGTACTGGCTGAAGCGGTCGCGCATGTCCAGCCGCGCGCGCGCGGCCAGCATGTTCTGCCCCAGCACCAGCGGCGTGGGCGCGCGGCGCAGCCCGGCGCGCGTGATGAGCAGCGCNNNCGCGTGATGAGCAGCGCGCCGTCGCCGCCGGCCATGAGCAGCAGCGCACGCATGCGCGCCGCGCGCTCGATGGCCTCGTGCACCGTCTCGCCCTCCTGCAGCGCGAAGCTGGCCAGCGGGCGGCCGGTGTCCACCTCCACGTGCACCGGCACCCCGAACGGCGCGGCCAGGTCCTGCGCGATGCGCTCCACCTTCTGCCCGCGCCACTGGCCGGGCGCGCGCACCGCGCTGCAGTCCACCAGGTCGGCCGTCAGGTCGCGGCCGGTCACCGACACCTCGCGCGTGTCGCCGTCGATCTGCATCTGCAGCACGTCCACGTGCCCTGTGATCACGCGCTCGCGGTCGATCAGCACCTCGCAGCGCTCGCCGGGCTGGATGCGCCGGCGCACGTCGTTGCCCGGCCACAGGTCGGACACCTTCAGCTCGAAGGCGCCGGCGCAGTGCTCCATACTGCGGCGCACGGACACGCTCTTCCAGCCCGCGTAGGCCGCCCCGCCGGTGTTGAGCGTCAGCTCAGCGGGCATCGCTCAGCACCTCCAGCGGCCAGGCGCCGGGCACGAACAGCGGGTGGCGCAGCCGGTTGCGCTGCACCAGCTCGGCCGCGCGGGTGGCGTCGGCATACAGCTCGTGCGCCACCGCCAGCACCGGCATCGTGCTCGGCGGCGCCCAGCTGATCAGCCGCGCCAGGTCCGCGCCGCGGGTGGTGATGTCGCGCACCGTGGCCGAGCGCAGCGCGCGCAGCGCGTCGTAGGTGCCGTCCTCGATGTCGCCCAGCATCACGTCGTCCAGCGTGTCGACGATCTCGTCGCGCACGCCCACGGCTTCCTGGTAGCTCTCGAACTGCGCGTCGGCCGCGGCGCGTGCGGCCTCGGCGGCGGCCACCACGCGCACCAGCCCCACCAGCTCCTGCTGGTTCACCGCCTGTGCGCGGCGGCTGCCCGTGGTGGCCTGCACCGGCGGCAGCAGCGTGCCGAAGCTGTAGAAGCCCCGCGCCGCGGCCAGCGCGTCGCGCGGACCCACCGCCACCGTGCGGACCAGCAGCCGCAGCGCGCCGGCCAGCGCGTGGCCCGCGGCGGCCGGCTCGTACAGCAGGCTGGTCAGGTCGCGCT